ACACCTAAAAGTTGTGCTAGTGTGGCAGAGGGCTCTTTGTATGGCAGTGGGATGATTGAGTTTTTAAGATCTCCGCCTGGGACATCGATATCTCTGAACTCGCCAGGATTAAGAGGCTCGTCATCGTTACGAATACGAACACCCCTCGATTTAAAACCTGCTGGAAGATTTGATAAAGTACCTGCATCTATTAACTGCCTTAATATAGAAGTTGCTGCACGAGATAATCCTCCAATTGTGTGCAATAATCCAAGACCATAAAAACCAAACCCTGGTAAGAACTTGAAGTGAGCAAAATAGTGTCTCTTTCTCTTTAATGGGTCTTGTTCTCTATAGTTTCTAGAAATCGAAAGCACTTTTCCAGAACCTTGATCAAGGGTAACAATATAAGGTAACATAATACCCGAAGAATTCCCCTCCATATCCTTGTCTTCAAAACCTTCAAGATCCAAGTCCATGTGGCATTCCAACAAGGTATAAGAGTCATCAGAATGGTTCGGACGTAGTCCCAACAACTCATCAGCACGCTCTTGGATAGCTCCTTCGTCTTCGCCATCATTTGTTTCAGATAGTTCAACATCTCTGTATACTCCTGCTATTTGTAGTTTGCGAATATCATTATAGGTCATTCTAACTACATGTGTAACCCTTTCTGCTGTTCTTAAATCAGAAGCTGAATATGGAACAACCATATCTTCTGCTGGAACAAACTTAGAAACGGCTCTCTGTTTAGTTTCATCAAAATAAATCTTTTTAAAGGTAGAACCCGTTAACGGCAAATAAAATAACATTTGATCTGTGTCTGGGTCATACTCTTCCATGATTTCAGTAATCTGATAATTCATGAAATCTTCTACACGCTGGGCTTGTGCTTCAGTTTCTTGTGTTGGTGTTCCAAGAACTTGAGTTTTTACAGGTCCCCCACTTGGTAACATCTCTTTATAACTTTGTGCTTGAAACTGTGTTACGGCTTCTGACAGTAGAGGGTGTGTTACACCACTTGCTCCTAAAAAAGGCTCACTTCTATCTTCATAATTTATACCAAGAAGTCCTAATCCTTTGGATATAGTTTCTTCCCAATCTTCCCTAGACTCTAAGTCTTCACGAACTTTAGCTTGTATGTCAGATGATAGTTCTCCAAGAATGTCATCGTCAAGAACCTCTGCGAGATTGGCATCATGTCTATATTCTTCTGTTTCAACTTCTACTGCCTCTTCATCTGCTAGTTCTATACCTTCTGGTAATACGTCTTGAGTGTCATCTAGTTCAATGGCTAAACTATCTTCTTCGGGCATCATCTGACCCCCTGCTCCCATTGACTCTTCTACCATACCTGCTATTTGTCTTGGTTCTATTGCCATTAACTTACCTTTCTAAACTTCTCAAATATACCACCTTTTTTATATTGAGCAATTGCTTTACCTTTGAAGTCTTTATTAAATATTAATTTAGTAACGGGTCTCTTTGAAGGATATTTTTTCCAGACTTGCCTTTGTATTGCATAGGATAATCTATTTCAATAGTTGAGCCCGTTTCTTTAGCTATTTCTTCCAATACTTTTTTAGGTATTGCTTCGTATTTATTAATACCAAATGTATCAATATTACCGCCTCTACCGCCAGGAACTTCATACATATCTTTTCTATGAGGTATTACAATTCCATCTAAACCTTTTTCTCCAGTTATAGGATTAGGCATTTCATTCATAGCATAATGTATTAAGTTTCTATAGCTAAATCTATCGGCTGAAGAACTTTCTCCAAAAGCGGGTGTTCTAAAATTAATACTGCCAGAATTTATATCTTTGATTAGTTCTCTAATTTGTTGTGGATCTACATTACCAATGTCCCCTGATATCAAAGAAAGCCTTCTTGCTAATTCTTTACCTCCGGGATCAAAAGAGTTTAAAGCCTCCAAAGCTTGTGCTGATTCTTTTTTAAATCCTTCTATAAATTTAATAGATTCGGCTATATCTTTATTTGCAGAGTTAAGTGCTTGTCCGTCATATGATCTTTGTAACATTTGTTGTGCTACTATTTGTTCAAATATATTAGGAGTGAAATTTGATATGGCTGAAAAGCTTTGAGCATCAGCACCAAGATTAAGCTCAGCTGCATCTATCATGTCCAAATTAAAGTTTTTTGCTATATTAGTTCTTATAGAATTTAATCTATCTTCTCTATTAGTAAATGGAGTATCTCCTGCATCACTCCCATCTACAAAGGGGAAAGAACTCGCACCAAAATCAACTGTTTCTGGTGCAAACACTGGAACAAAACCTAACTCTTTTGTATATTTATCCATTAATTTTTTATGTGTCTTTGCCGCCGTATCTTTAGCTTTATTTGAAAGCATGTCTCGAACTAGTTCAGAATTTTCAATAAAACTACCAAGAGTATCCTCATACCCATCATCTCTGAAATTTATTTGATCTATTTCATTTTTATGCTTTCGTCTAATCTCATTAACAGTTTTTCTTGCTATGATATTAGCCGCTTGTCTATTTAAAACTTCTTTTGTAATTATATTTTGCACCATAGGATAAATTTCAGAAGGTTTTATATTTCTACTTAAAGCCGTTAAAATAAAGCTATCTATGTTTTGAGTATGCTCTGCAAAATCTCGTAGTTCTGACGTAGTTGGTTTAATATTGTTTGGCTTTATATCTTTTCTTCTTTTCCATACAATTCCATTTTCTTTTCCAGAATCTTGAAAATCTGAGGTTTGTACTATTTCTGCTATTTTTCTTTTTGTAAGTCTATCATCAAACCCATCTTCTTTTATCTCTGTTGTAAGAAAATCAATTACAGCTTCAAAATCATTTCTTTTAAAATCATCTGTTGAATAGTATCTTCCATTGTGACTTGCTTTAGGTATCAAAATAGTATCGGGTCCATACATCATATGATTACTTAAAAATAGTGGATGAGGTTGAGAACCAAATACGGGTTCGTCTGGCAGTGTGCCAGTTTCTTCTGGATCCACAAGAAGTTCTTGTCCATAGTAAGTATGAATCGGTTCCTCACCTTGAAGACCACCAGAGTCTCGTAATAACTTATTTTCAGCATATCCCGGCATAAAAGAAGGCACACCATCTAAAAATGTGTAAACAGGATTGAACTTTTTTAGTACGCCCGTTCTAGTCATGCTAGTACTATTACGCAATTTTAAATCTAAAATACTACTATTTAAGGCTCTTCTGTTTTTCAACATATCATTATATTTAGAAATATCTCCTCCAGAAACACCATATTCATAAAACTCGTCTTTAAGGTTTCTAATAAGTCTTAAATACTCACTTTGTTTGATTTTTTCATCCTCATCAGTGGTTCGCTCTAAATTTTTTTGGGTTTCAATATTAAATTCAACTTTTTTATTTAAACTTTTAAAAAACTTAGGTAAGAATTCTTTTGTAAACTCGTACTCTTGTTCTTCTAATCCTTCAATTCTATCTTGAACAAATTTTAAATTTTCTAATTTATTCTTCTCTTGTAGATATCCGTCTAATCTAGTTTGTTCCAAATTGACATTTTCAAAACCTAAATTTGAAGCGTCTTTTAGTGCTTTCTTTTCTTCTTCATAAGTAACAAGAGAGTCCTCTGGTTTAGAATCTATTGTAGCACCTTTTGCCTCATCGAGAGTTCTCATATCACTAGGTGTTAAGGCTTTTCTATTTCCACTAGAATTTTCATAAGACCACGCTCCTGGCTCTGGTAAAACTTTATCTAGTTCTTTTTCATATGATCTTTGATTATCACTTTGTGTTTCAGAAGCTTGTGCAAGAACTTGATTAGTTACAGCATCAACAACAATTTCACCTCTAGTATGACCTTGTGCTGTAGGTTCACCTTTTTTAGGATCTATTACTGGATTTCCCGTTTCGTCATCATCAACTTGAATAGATTCAGTCTCGTAATATCTATGGCTTGGAACACCTTCCGTTTTTCGGTCAAGCACTTGCCCGAATGGATCATCGTAGCCTAATTGTTGTGCTAAAGAGTTAAGCTCTGATACTGTGCTAGGCTCATTTTTCAAAAGCCATGCATCAATCTCGTCTTGAGTAGGCTCATTATCAGTAGAGTCATCAAATATGAACTCACCTTTGTCAGATCTTATTCCTTCTCTTGCTCTTGTTATAGAGTCTGTGTTTTTTCTTTGAAATTCTTGATCTTGCTTTTTAGTTGGGAAAGGAAACTTAGTACGTCCTAAAAGCATTCTTTGATTTGGTGTATATTGAACAATTCCAAAGTCATCGTACACAGTATCAAATTTTTTATCAGTTGTGTTCGGAGCACTGGTAAAACCCTCAACTAGTTGTGGAATCCTTTGTAAATATTCTAAACTATTACCAGCATATGTTCCGTGAGCTCTTTCTCCTCGACTACTTAAAAGAAGTCTCGTATTTATTTCTGGTCTATATGCTTTATATTCATTTAATAATTCATCTTTAGAAAGTTTATTATCTAAATTTTTATACAAGAAGTCTTCTAATCCAGATTGATATAAGTCTCCACCTTTATTAGATGCTATTCTTCCGTCTTGTTTATTAAATGTAAAAGTTGCAGAAGGTCCTTTAATAGTGGCTGGATTTCCTTCGCTATCTAAAACAGAAACAGTTTCAACTAAATCAGCGGGTGGGGCTTCTCCTGCTTTTTTGGCTGCGATAAATCTGTCTTTGTCTTCTTTTGAAAGACCTTTTTTCATTGTGGTCTTTACACGAGGAATACCCGTATCAACATTTCTTACTTCAGTTATTGGTCCTATGTAGTCTCTTTTCTTTTCATTCGATGGCATTTTATTGTCTTGCTCTCCAACAACACCTAACTCTTGAAGAACTTGTCTACCCGTCAAACCCTCTGCACTAAATGGAAGTTGTTGTAGTCTTAGGGCTAATCTTGAAAAGTGTCTGCCACCATCTGTCATGGCTATATTGTCATCGGGATCTCTTGTTAGTTTATCTGCATCCTCTGTCATAACTGGATCTACTGGGGTGTCTGCTCCAGTTTCGTCTCCAGCTTTTTCACTCATTAATATTTCAGCACTTGTTTTTGGTACGTCTGGTATTAAAGACATCTGTGCTC